ACCAAGATAGATATAGAGCAAGAAGCAGGCTATTACCATTTCCTATATGCCACCGTCAATTCCGAGTACAATGGCGAACGCGGTATAGCCCAGCTCAACGGCTTTACCGAAATCACCGGTGGACAAATCAAAACCGATAAAATAACATCAGGCAACGGCGAGCAGTATATCCAACTCTTAGACAAAGAAATCAGGATAAAAGCCAATCTTAAAATTACAGATGGCAACAAAACAGAAATAAAGCAACTTGTAAGCCCTGATTTGCTTTCATTGGAGAGTAGATTGAAGCAATACAGCAATCAGCAGGTACAAGGAGAACAGCAAGCCCGTACTCAAGCTATTGATACTGCAAAAACCGCTACCGAAGCATACGCTCGTACCCAATCTGAACTCACAAAAGCGCAAGCAATAGCAACGGCAGATGGCAAAATCACAGAAGCAGAGCAACGACAAATACAACAACTTCAATTGAAACTCCAAGAAGCTAAAACATTTGCACAGCAAAAAGTGAATGAGTTGAACATTGGGGGGAGAAACCTTATATTAAATTCGAAACCAAGAATATCTCAAACATTTTCAGAATATGGGATGATTAAAGGGTATGATTTTTCTGAAAGTTTAGAAGTAGGAACTACTTATGTATTCTCTTTTAATAGTACCAAAATAACACCTTATGTATTTCTTTGGAATACAGGTTGGGGTGATTCAAAAGAGATAATTGCAGGAGTACCTTTTACTGTATCAGTGAATTATAAAAAACTTTTTCTACACACAAAACAAGTTCCTTATGAATGTGATTTTGAGATGTTGAAACTTGAAAAAGGCAACAAACCCACAGACTGGTCACCAGCTCCTGAGGATATAGAAAACAAAGTAGCAGATATCCAAACAGACCTCCAGAACGCTATTAACAATGCTAAAGCGCAAATTGAAGCTGAAAAAAGGAACATTGAAAACTCAAACGCACGTATCCAAAAACTTGAAAACAAAACGCAAATATTCAGCGATACACAAATAGACGGCAACGTAGTAGCAACGGGTACGCTTATAGTAGGAAATACACAAGGTACAAAGGCTGGTATTACGGGTACGGGAATGACTAATGATAGCATTCGCTTTTGGGCAGGAGAACCTGATAAAAAACTACCAGTAGAAACTTCACAACAAGCAGAACAAAGACGGCGACAATCTGCTTTCTTAGTACAAGAAGACGGAACAATGTACGCTAAAAACGCACATATATCAGGAGAGATTGAAGCTACAAGCGGGCAAATTGGGCAGTTTTATATTAATACAGGCAAAAATGATAATAAAGGACAATTATTTTCGGGAGATAATAACACAGGAGGAAATGCTATTAATTACTCAGGGATTTTTCTAAAGAATCTCGTTGAGCAAACAGAAATACACCTTAGTTCCTCCCCTATCATTACCCAGAATAGAAGAGGTTTTTTAGATATAAATTATAAAGGAGAAAATCATAATACCATAGGCTCAAATATAACAGTAAGACCACGTACAGATAATGAATTTCAAAAATATTCACTTGCTCAAAAGATAGATGGGAATATTTTTACTATTGGTCAAAGGGCTATCTTTGATGATGGTTATATAGGACTCGCTGAATCTTATGCTATAATTAACAATATAAGACATACACATACTTTTATATTTACAAGTGTAGCTTCTAACATGCATGCTATCTATTTACCAAACCACAGTCAAATAATTCAAATAACAGGAAAGAGTAATGTAACTTTTGAACTTGTTATTGTTATGTCTATCCACGTTGACGGAAGAAGGATTAGGGTACAAGGTGTTAATGGAGGAGCGTTACTAGATAACAATGGAAATTGGCACGCAGGTAATAACTTTGGATATATGGATATGGAAAAAGGAGATATTCTAAAATTGCGCTACTATAATAGCCATTATTATATAACAGGACACGATTATTAAAATTTAATTTATACAAATATGCAAATCATTCAGAAAACAACGCGTATCATCGCACAAGAAGAAGTACAAGGAACAAATGTAATGTACTCTTATGAATTCGAAAAAGAACAAAATCCACAAGCAGTGGCGTTCTCTGTACAGAAAAATATTGAAACACAAGGAAGCTATCCTTATTTGTCTGGAACAGTAACCGAGCACGATTTCAATATGCAAAACAACAATTTCCAACCATCGGATATTGATTTGATAAAGCACATTCACGAGACTTGCACGGCTATCATCAAGGGAGAAAGTGACGAAAAACCAAAATCCAATGATACGAAAAAATAGATTTCTCGTACCAAAAGGGTATAGGGCAATTACCCTATATCCTTTCATCTTCGTTCATAACGATAGTGATAAGTACGATAAAGAGCTTATCAATCACGAACGTATCCATTTGCGACAACAAAAGGAGTTACTGGTGATCCTTTTCTATATCTGGTATTTCATTGATTTTCTTTTCAAACTGATACGCTATCGCAATTGGGATAAGGCTTACCGCAATATCATTTTTGAAAGGGAAGCCTATGCTAACCAAAGCAACCTCGACTACCTCAAGGTAAGGGGTATATGGTGGTTCACCGCTTATTTTAAAAATAATACAATAACAAAAAAATAAATGGAAAAAATCTTTGTAATTCTTTGGATACTACTCTGTATCTATATTCTTGTACTCCTTATGATATTCGCTGACCTTTGGAGTGGTGTGCGCAAAGCAAAGCGTATTGGTGAAGCACGAACTTCCTATGGCTATAGGCGCACCATTAGTAAGATGGCGCAATATTACAACATACTTATAGCTTGTACTATTGTGGATAGTATGTATGGAATGCTTTCTTGGTTCTTAGAAACCTATTACCAAACCTCATTGTGGCTATTCCCTTTTATAACATTCTTTATGGCAATAGTACTATGTCTAATTGAAATTAAATCTATACGCGAAAAAGCTGAAGACAAAGTGCGCTTAGACCGTGCAGAACAAGCTGTTCAGCAAGTTTTTATCAATCGTGAGAACTTAGAGGAAGTTGCTAAAACCATCTCTAATTATATGAATGAAAAGGCTGAACAGTCCGAAAAATCTCAAACCTCTAACAACGAACAACAATGACACCGAAGGAATTTATAAAGCAATACAAGCCTTTTGCGCTGGAAACAGAGCGCAAAACGGGTATTTCGCACCTTTTCATATTGGCACAAGCAGCGTTAGAAACAGGCTGGGCTAAGAGTGTGCCAGGGAATATGTTTTTTGGAGTAAAAGCTACTAAAAACACTCCTAATGAGAAAAAGCAACTCCTAAGAACTACAGAGGTACTCACTACACCTAACGAAAAAAGCAAGTTTCCCGAAGTGATTAGCGTAACCAAGCGTACAGATGGCAAATATCTGTATGTTGTAAGGGACTGGTTTATGAAGTATGATACCCCTGAAGAATGTTTTACTAACCACGCTCAGTTCTTTTTCAAAAACAAAAGATACGCTAAGGCGTTGGAGGTAAAAGCAGACCCGTGTAAGTTTGCTGAGGAGGTAGCCAAAGCGGGATATGCAACCGCTCCGAACTATGCAGAGAGCCTTAAAACACTCATTAAAGAAATTGAAAAAGTAAAATAGTTATGTATGAGAAATATTTTGTATTTACTATTAGCCCTTTTGTTACTGACTGGTTGCAAAAGCAAAAAATTAAACAAAATAGAGCACAGAGAAGAGCAGCGGAGCGAAAGAAAGGAGGTAAAAGACAGCTCCACACGAGTAGAAAAAGCCCAAAAGGTAAGTGCTTTTGAGCTTCAGCAGACCCAAACCTATGAAATCACCCTTGAGAGTGATAAGGACAGCGTTGGGAATGCCAAGGAAGTAGTGTATTATCGTATCAGGGACGGCGACAAGGAGACCATAAGAGTACAGGGCGGAAAGGTAACGATTAAAACCATAGACAACCTTTCTAAGAGCTTGCAACAAGCTGATACTACTCTTTATATAGATAATAAGATAAGCCAAAAAACTGAAACCAAAAGCCAATATAACCAAGCCACTAAGCAGGTGCAGAAAGAAGTCAGAACAATTCCCTTTGCTCTTATTATTGGTGCTTTGCTGATAGGAGCGATTGCCTTGCTCTTGTGGAGATTGAAGCTATTTCGGTAGATAATTAAGCCCTCGTAGTGAGGGCTTTTTTTATTGCATGGCATTTTTATCCCCAAACAAACAGAAAAACAAAAAAAATACAAAGAAAGAACAAATTATATACAAACTCATATACACCTTATCTTCAAACCCTTGCGTACCTTTGCATATATTAAATATTGTACATCTATGGTAGATAAATTATTACAATCACTCAAAACCAAGTATGCGCACTTGGGGTTAGAGGAATCAGTTTTAAAAGCAATTGCTACTCGTTTAGCGAATGCGGTTAAAGACAATACGGAAATAGAAAACGTAGTCAAGGGCGTAGAGGAAGAAGTCAAGCTATTGCAATCAGTAGCAGACAAAGGGCGCACAAGTCTTACAAAGGCTGAGGAAGCTCGCAAGAAATTAGAGAAAGAACTCGAAGAAATGAGGGCTAAATCTAATCCAAATCCTCAAAACCCACCTACTACCTCCACAGAGCCTAAACCTGATGAAATGCCAGAGTGGGCAAAAAACATTTTGGAAGCTGTTACTAATCAAGGTAAGGCTATTCAAGCCTTTCAAGAAGAGAAGCAACAACAAACCGCTAAGGAACGTTTCCTAAACCAACTCAAAACGCAGGGGGTTTCCGAACCATTCTACAAGCACCACTTAGGGCGTACTTTCAAAGACGATACCGAAATGGAGGCTTTTGTAAATGAACTCAAAGCCGATGAACAAGCATTTTTGCAAACTCAAGCTAATACAGGGCTTTCTTCACACTCAAGACCTATTGTAGGAGGTGGATTGAAAGAAAATGAACCTTCCGCAGAAGTACAAGCATTATTTAAAAAACAATGAAACAGATAACTAAACAAACCGCAGGACGACAAATCGTCGTTTTTGACCAAGTGTTAGCCACCCTACCTGCAGGGGTGCTCATTGATGCCACAGAAGCTAAAAATCGCTTCTCTGATGGCGTAGTGCCCGCAGGGACTCTCCTTGTCCCTCATACTGATGGGAGTTACAAACCTGTAAATGAAACTCTTTCAGATACCAATGTAGCTACAGCCATAGGGCTTACGGCTGAAGATATTGCTATTGATGATTTTCCTATGGTAGCTGTGGTGCTTTCAGGAACAGCACGAATTGATGCGTTGCCTGATAAAGAAAAAGCAGGTGTAGGATTTATGAAAAAAGTCCTTACTCGTATCACTTTTTATTAATCTTTAAAACAACAAACAAATGGCAAATACAATTAATGCTGTAAACATCGTACCCGAATTTCGTGAAGCTGATTTGCAATTCGTGGTAAATAACAATCCGTTAGGCGACTTGCAGTATCGTAATTATTTCCCATTGAAGTTCAATACAACCTTAGATTGGGCTTCTATTGAGAAAAATACCGATAACAAGGTTGCTGCTGAAATTGTGGCTATCGGCTCAAAATCTCCACGTAAAAGTCGTGATTTTGTAGAAAAAGTAAAAGGGGAAATCCCTAAAATTGAAGTAGCCCGTGATATGACTGAGCGCGATACTATCCGTTTGGATAATATCCGTGCAATTTCAAATCGTTATGGAGGTAAAGACTCAAGTGCTTACAAAGAACTTCTAAAGTCTATTTATGAAGACCCTATCTTTTGTGTCAATGGGGTAAACGCTCGTTTGGAATTACTCGCTAAACAAGCCGTTTCTAAAGGAGAATATACACTTATGGCAGGTGCTAAAGTAAAATTTGGTGTGGGTACTGAAAACACTGCAAAAGATTGGTTTTTACCAGCCAATGCAGCTACATTTGACCCTATAGCCGACTTTAGAAAAGTACAAGAAGAAGCTGTTAAGAAAGGATTCCGTTATGCTTATGCTATTATGGATAGACCTACATTCTTCCAAATGGTAAAATCTACAAGCGTAGTGAAATTTACAGCTTCCTTTGCTCAAAACGCACTTAACGTAGCACAAGAGCCTACTTTGGCTCAGCTTAATGAGACACTAAGAGCACACGGACTTCCTGAAGTAATAATTTGGGAAAGCTATGTAAGTGAAGAGGCTAAATCAGGCGTTAAAACCACTACCAGTGGTTGGGAATTGGGTAACATTCATTTTACTGACAATACTCAAGTAGGTGAAACTTATTACACCATAACACCTACATTTAGCCGTAAAGACGAAACTACTACTAAGGTAGTTTCCGATAGCTTTATTTTGGTGAGTACTTGGGCGGAACAAGATCCTGAAATGCTTTCAACAAAGGCAACAGCTTTTGCTACTCCAGTGCTTAACAATGTAAGTCGCAAGCTCATTTTGAAAACCAAATTAAGCTAAAATGACAGCGCAAGCGTATATTGATGAAAAATTTAAACTCTGGAATGTAGAATACCCCACAACTCTACTCATTGCAGAAATGCAACGGGTAGGTTTGGGGCTTTCTGATGAGTTCAACGAGGAGAACGAGAGAAAGACAAAGCTGTTTTTCTACAACCTCATTCCTGAACTATTATTGCGCCCAGTGTCCTTTTCTGAGGGTGGTTTATCCTTTTCTTATGACAAATCAGCTATTACAGCCTTTTACAATTTGCTTTGTAAGCAGTTAGGTAGGGTCAATTTGTTAGAGGAAAAAGCCACTGTAAGAGATATTACCAATATGTTTTAAAGATGAAAATATACCCTTATTTGCTTAGAAAAAAAGTGTCCCAACAGCCAACTATCAATGAAGACGGCATACCTACCTACCCTACAGACCCTATGACATGGGAGGAAGTAGGTGTATGTCGTGATGAGATAGCAGGAGCAGGACAAAAGATAAGTAAAACAGATGGGCAAATCTTTGATTGTACCGCTACTATCTATGCCCCGAAAGGAACGCCTACCATAACAGCAGGCACCACGGTTCAGGTAGTAGATACCGAGGGTAATATTCGCCTTGAAAAGCAGGTAATTCGTTTTTCCACTGATTATTTCCATTGCCGTATATTCGTATGATAACACCACAATTCACCCCCGCAGATATTGAGCGTATGCTCCAAAAAAAGATAGCCAAATACGAAGAGAAAATCGTTCGTATCCTGCGCAATGTAGGAGAAAAATGCATCAATGAAGCTCGTGAATATGGTAGTTATCAAGACCAAACGGGCAACCTTCGTTCATCCATTGGGTACATTGTCTTGAAAGACGGCAAACCTATTAAAAAAGGAGGATTTGCCCCTACTGAAAGAGGGACAGAAGGAGGAAAAAGCGGACAAAAAGAGGGTGAAGCATTCATCAATAAGGTAATATCTCAATATCCGAAAGGGTTTGTACTTGTAGTGGTTGCAGGAATGAAGTACGCAAGCTATGTAGAAGCACGTAATTACAATGTACTAACATCAGCAGAACTCTTAGCCGAGCGTGAAATTCCAAGACTTTTAAAAGAATTATCTAAATGAAAAAAACAGCATCGCAAGTAGAAGCCGATATATATAAGTACTTTAAGGATAAGATAAATACACTTATCAATGGGCAAACATACCGCAATGGGGTACGTCCTTTGAACTCTCAAAAAGAAGATTGTGTAATCTCTTTCCTTACGGGCTTAGATGGTCAATATCAGACAGGAGTAATTAATATAAATATATTCGTCCCAATGGTAAAGAACAATGACAATCAGTATAGGAAAAACTTTGTACGTTGTGATGCTATCGAGCGTGCTTTAATGCCTATCATTGAAGAAGCGAAAACAGCCTTACACAATTACAAGTTGCAACTTCATCAGATGATACAGACCTTTGAGGACACGGATATTAAGCAGTTTTTCATCAACGCAAAAATAAAATTTAGCTATAACACATTTAACGGGTAGCACCCGTAAGCAATTAATCATTAACAATTAATCTTTTATATTATGGCATATACAGATAACAACGCCACTACTTGGGGCGAAGTAGAATTCAAGTTCGGAGCGCCAGGAGCAGGAGGCGCAATGGGTACTGTCCTTAAGACATTAGGGATTGTCAAAGAAGGCAGTTACAATATAGATAAAGAAGATGGTAAGGAGTACAAATGGATAGCCATCGGGGGTAAAATCATTGACCAAATGAAAGGAGAGCCTATCTACAAGTTTAAATGTACTGTAAAAAACATTAGCAAGGCTTTACTTTCTGAGATTTGGGATATTGAAGAAGTAGGAGACAAACTCGTTATCAAGTCTTTTGTTTCCAAGAAGAAATTTTCAGTATCTATTGTTCCTAAATTGTCAGGAGCTGAAAAAGTAGATATATTCTACTGTTCTATGACAGGGACTCTTACCTATGATGAGGAAAGTGGCTACAATATAGAAATTGAAATCACTTCACTTGATGGTGGTAAAGGATATTTTTCAACCGAAAAAGTAGCGTAACCTTATGGAGGAAAAAGTAGCAAAAACCCTACTTGAAGAACCTACAACGGTAACCATTGGGGGCGAAGCGTATAAAGTCGCTCCGCCCTCTATTATTACATTGGTAAGGGCTTCAAAGTACATCAGCAAGATACCCGCAAATACGATTGACGAGAATAATATATTTGGCTCAATTGTCGATAAGGCGGAAGATTATGAAAATATAGCGTGGGCTGTGGCTGTTATCCTCTTAGGTAACCGCTTCACAGAGACCGTACGCACGCCTTTTTGGCAGTTTTGGAAACGAAAGAAGATTATTACCCAAGGGGAGGTATTAGCTAATAAATTGACTAAAGCTCCTATATCTGAAATATCCGAAGCCTTTTTCAAGGTAATAGGACAAATGGATATACGCTCTTTTTTCGTCATTTCCACTTCCCTCAAAGGAATGATGATAACAAAACCAACGAAGGAAGTGGAGAACGAAACGACAGTATCTGGGGACTCGTAGGCTCGTTTGCAAAGCAATATAGGCTAACCTTTGACTATGTCCTAAATATGAGCTATGCCAATGTAATGCTATATAGCTCTGTGATACCCTCGTATGATTACGATAAGAAAGATAAAAAGGAAGCACCAAAAAATGAAACACGAACTGACTTTGCAGGCTTTCTTTCAAAATTAAAAGCACTTCAGTAATAAACAAACCACTATGCAAGAAAACGAAGGAAAACTACTCTTTGAAGTAAGAGCAGACCAAAGTGATATAAAGAAAGATATTGAGGCTATCAAAAAGCAATTTGAGAGCTTAACCAAGAAAACCCAAGAAGAGGGAGAGAAGCAGGCGCAAGTATGGCAGAACCTCATCAAGGGGGCAACTGCTTATTTCACCTTTCAGGGAGCGTCAGCCTTCATTAAGCAGGTGGTGGCTGTACGTTCGCAGTTTCAACAGCTTGAGATATCTTTTGGCACTATGCTCAAAAGTAAGGAAAAGGCTAACGAATTAATGGCACAAATGGCAGACCTTGCTGCTAAAACCCCTTTCGGATTAGAAGAAGTATCTGAAGGGGCTAAACGCTTACTTGCCTTTCAAGTTCCTGCTCAAGAGGTAACTGAAACTCTTCGCCGTATGGGTGATGTCGCTACGGGATTGGGCGTACCTATGGAACGACTCATACACGTATACGGGCAAGTCAAAGCGCAGGGGCGAATGTTTACTAACGATTTGTATCAGTTTATGAATGCAGGTATTCCTATCATTGCTGAATTGAGTAAGGTTGTAGGCAAAAGCGAAACCGAGATTAAAGAAATGGTTTCAGCGGGTAAAATAGGATTTCCAGAAGTACAAGCGGTTATAAAGAATATGACCAATGAGGGCGGGCTTTTCTTTAACCTAATGGCAGAACAAAGTAAGTCTTTAGGAGGTCAAATATCCAATCTTGGGGATAGCTTTGACCAAATGCTAAATGAGATAGGAAAAGCATCTGAAGGGTATATATCTGGGGCTATTCAAGGGGTTTCTTTCTTGGTAGAAAACTATCAAACATTAGGCAAGGTGATAGCGGGGCTTATAGCTACTTACGGAACATATAGGACAGCGGTATTAGTCAATATTGCTCTTACCAAAGGATGGTCTATAGCTACTAAGGAAGATGCAATCGCTAAAGGTATTCAAACAACAGCAACAAAAGCTTTAACCGTTGCTACAGGAGCTTTAAACACCGTAATGAAAGCCAATCCTTATGTATTAGTAGCTACTGCAGTGGTTGGCTTGGGTGTTGCTATGTGGGCATTGAAGGATAATACAGATGCAAATACAAGAGCTACTGAACGGCATAACAAATTGCGGGAGGAACAAGCAAATATCATAGATAAACAGAAGAATAATATAAATGATTTGATTTCAGTTGTACAAGATGAAACTAAGACTTGGGAACAGAGAAACACTGCTTTCTTAATGCTAAAAAGTACAATGAAAGGAGTTTTTGACCAATATTCCTCTCTAAATGACTTATTGAGAAATATGGCTAAAGCCCTAAAAGATGTCAATGGTGAGTTTGCTGTTATGGACGAAAGTATGTCCAGAGATGCTGTTAATAAGACTGAAAAAGGTATCAAGGCAAAAGAAGCTGAAATAAAACGATTAGAGGAACTACAAAAAAAGGTAGATAGTACTGCTGCTTTAGGTATTCAACGAAGCATTGATAATTTAAAAAGTCAAATCAAGGAAGATAATATTTTAAAAGGAAAGCAGGAAAAAGTTGTCGTTGGTTTTGATGTAAATAATTTCGCCAATTCTCTCAATGGAATGAACGCTTCTCAATTAGAAGAGACCAAACAGAAATTATATGAAGCATTCAATAGAAAAAAGAGTGTAAGTACAAAAAACCAATGGAAATTCACAGATGCAAACAATCCTTTTCTAAATTATTCTCTTGAAGATTTAGGGCGTTTCAATCAGGCTTATAAGGAACATATAAAGATGATAGAGCAAGAAAAAACAAAAACAACAGATGTAATTGCTCTACGAAAAGAAATATTAACCTTAGAGAAAGAAATAAAAGCCATAGAGAAAAGGAATGAAAATAGTACAAGTGTATCAAATGAAACTCAAAAAGAATTAGATGAAAAAAGAGCTACATTAAAGACAAAGAAGGAAGAGTACAAAGGACTAACTGGAGACGACTTAAAATCAAAAACCACCAAAGCCACTAAATCTGAGCGCCCTACTTTTGACCAAGAAGCTCACTTGTTACAGACTCAAAGAATTACCATTGACAATGAGTTAGCTGAACAAAAGAAAGGAATAGATGCTTTGAAAGATGGCTATGATAAGGAATTAGCTCTTATTCACTATTTCTACGATGAAAAAGCGGAGGCTATTCGTCGTGGAGGTGAGGATGCTCGTATTGCCTTAGAAAAAGAGCGTGCTAATAGCAAAGGATTAATGAGTAATGAGACTTATAATGCTCGGCTTAATGCAATCAATGAGAATGAAATCATAGCTAATGAGCAAAATAGCTCCCTTAAGATACAACAGGAACAAAAGTTGCTTGATGGATTATTGGAGAAGTACCAAACCTATACAGACCAACGCAAAGCCATTGAGGAGAAGTACAATGCTGATATTGCTGCCTTGCAAGCCAAGTTAGGGACAGATGCTCCACAAGTGAAGAAAGCACAAGACGAAAAAGCTCGTGAGCTTAAGAAGTTGGATATACTCTACAAGAAAGAGGGTACAACGATTGCTAAATTGTTCGACAACCTACGCAAAAAGACTGTCAAAGAGATACGCCAAACCATTACAGATGCGGAAGCCGAGATTGACGAGTTAGCAAAGGTGCTCAATATGGACGATAACGCCAATGTAGAGTTTATAACCAATCTCAAACAGCAACTCGAACAAGCAAGAGACACCGCCGATAAGAGCGATACCGTATTTGGCAAACTTGGTACAAATATCAAAAATCTATTCAAAGCCAAACCTAACACCGCAGAATGGCAAGAAGCATTCAATGGTATGCTTTCATCTGCTCAGTCAATCACTGGAGAATTTGGACAGTTAGGACAAGAGTTCGAAAAACTGGGACAGAGTACAGGGAATGAGACATTGAAACGTATAGGACAAACTATGCAAACGGTAAGTAACACTCTTAACCGTACATTATCAATGGCGCAGACAGGAGGATCTATAGGAGGTGGTTGGGGTGCCGCTATTGGAGCTGTAGTAGGATTAGTTACATCTGGCATTGAAGCACAATCAAAAGCACGTATGGAACACGAAAAGAAACTACAAGAAATAGCTGCTTCAAAATTGGCTCAGCAGAGTGAATATAACCGACTTCTTTGGGAAGAACGAATGCTAATGAAAGGAAATACTTCTATCTTTGGTACTAAAGAAATTGCAAGCTCATTAGAATATCTGAAGATATACAATGATGAATGGACAAAGTTACAAAAGAATTTATTTGATGATGGGAATGTTAGAAGTTATTGGGATACCCGTACAGCAAAAGATTATAATTTTTATGAAGAGTATAAAAAAATAAAGGGTACAAATGATAAATTTGAAACTGCTTTAGATAAAATCAATATCGTATCAGGAAGTCATAAGGAGGGTTTCCTTTGGTGGAGCAAGTCAGTTAATGACTATAGCAAATTAACATCAATGTATCCTGAATTAATCAAGTCAAACGGAGAATTTAATAGAGAATTAGCGGAAAGTATAGTAAAAACGGAACAATTTGGAGAAGGAGGAAAGGAAGCCCTACAAGAAATAATAAACCAATATGACCGAGCGCAAGAAGCACAAAAAAAGTTTGAGGAATATATCAAAAATACCTTTGGGGAACTTGGAAAAAGCATTATTGACAATGTATATAATGCCTTACAAAAAGGAGAAAACGCTTTCGAGAGCTTTGCTAAATCAGTAGGAAGCGTAATGGGAAAATTAGGAAAGCAACTAACTTATGAACTCTATGTGGCTAAGCCTTTCGAAGAACTTCAGAAGAAACTACAAAAAGCAGGAAAGGAAAGTAGTAATAGTGAAGATTTTGCAAGGCAGTCGGCTCAATTGGTATCTAACTTTAGCAATGCAATGAAAGGCAAGGTTTCAGAAATGGAAACATTCCTTAAACAGTGGAACGAAATGAACAAAGCTAATGGTTTTGATTTCCTTAATGAGCAACGTAAAGCAGTAGAAAAAGGATTTACCCATATGAGCCAAGACACAGGAGAGGAACTCAATGGGCAATTCCGATTACAGACCCAGCTAAGTGCTGAGATAAAGAATGCAGCGTTACAAACCGCTAACTTCATCAAAGAAATGAATCAATCAATGCAAAGCAATGCTGCTCAGCAATTGAGACATCTTGCAGGAATAGAAGCTAACACTTATAAGCTAAACAAAATGGAGGCTGATCTTGCAGGGGTGAAACGAGGTATTGACGAACTTACTACAAAAGGCATTAAATTGAAGTCATAAAAATTAACAAACAATTAACCTTATCACTTATTGAAAATTCAAAAAACATTCGTACTTTTGCATTGTCAAACCAAGTGGCAAGACTTGTTTATAAATCTTGCAAAAATATAACTCTTCATTGAGTCATATAATATAGCTCTAAAAAAGGTATAGCATAGTAGTAATACTATGCAATCAAAAGGCGTTTGCCACTTGGTTTGACAATACCCACTTTTTAGGGCTTTTTCTATTGAAACATTTTAATACTAAATAAATGTCAAACCAAGTAACAAATGTTTCTACAATGAATAATAGTAATTGTAAAAACACGCCTTGCAGTGCGATAACTGTTAAGAATTATTTAGAGCCTGAAATGATAAAAAGGCTTGAATATGCTTTTAAAAATAAAGAAAGTTACATTAACTTAATGGCTGGTTTGTGGCGTGCTCGTGAGGGGGTAAATATGCTTTCAGAAGAAAACAATCGTCAAAATCAAATTATCAATGAAATGTTTTTTTCTCTCAATGATATTATTGGATGCCTTCTGCCTAATAATATACAGCTAATGCACGAAATAGAAAGGAGGGCTGGTATATGAACGAGTTAATAAAAATCACAGAGTATAACGGTAACCAAGCCGTATCGGCAAGAGACTTACATAAGTTCTTAGAAATAACTGAGAGGTTTAGTAGTTGGTTTGAAAGAATGTTGCAGTATGGGTTTGTTGAAAATACTGATTATCAAGGGTGTGAATTTTTTAACACCCTTGCAAATCAAACACTTACTGACTACGCCCTCACCCTTGATTGTGCAAAAGAAATATCAATGATACAGCGGTCTAAAAAAGGCAAAGAAGCACGTGAGTATTTCATAGAGTGTGAAAAGCAGCTAAGAAGTGGCAAATTTGCACTACCTACCACCTACAAAGAAGCATTACAATCATTACTGATTGAGGTAGAAGCAAAAGAGAGGTTACAAGCGCAAAATGAGCTACAAGCGAAAGAACTTGAGAAACAAGCCCCAAAAGTAGCCTATTACGATGAAGTGCTAACTTCGCAAAGCACCTACAACGCCAACCAAATCGCAAAAGAACTCGGTATGAGTGCCGTAACACTCAATAAGAAGTTACACGAACTGAAAGTACAATATAAGCAAGGCGGGCAATGGTTACTATATTACCCTCATCAAAATAAGGGTTACACAAAGACTGTTACCTATACTTATACAGATAGCAAAGGTGAAACCTGCACAAACTCATCAACGGTTTGGACTGAAAAAGGTAGGGCGTTTATACACTCTATACTTGTATAA